TTACGCAACTATTATAGGTTATGCACTTGATGGTCATAGTAATGATGCTACTCTTCTAGGTAGAGGTTCTAATGATTCAGAGCTTGCACATGGCGCAACTACATGGACAGCACCTTCAGATATTAGGTTAAAAGAAGAAATAGAAGATGAACAAATAGGTTTAGATTTTATTAATGAATTAAGACCAGTTACTTTTAGATGGAAAAAAGCAAAAGATGTTCCTCAAGAATTGAAAGCACATGAGGATTCAGAAGAAAGAGTTATGAACGGAAAATACAATCATGGTTTTATAGCTCAAGAAGTAAAAGCAGCCATAGACAAATATGATTTCAAAGATGGCTTTGACTTATGGTCAGAGGACGATAATGATGGCAGACAAAGAATTGGAGAAGCATCTTTAATACCCATGTTAGTAAAAGCTATTCAAGAACTTTCAGAAGAAGTTAAACAACTTAAAGGAGAATAAATATGTCAAATCAAACTGTAGCAGAAGTATTAGCAAGCGCAGATGATTCCGTTAGTTTAATAAATGATATTAATACTAATGGTAGTGATTCAGAATACATAGCAAGTGATTTATCACAAGAAGAAATAAATGAAGCTGTTAAACGAAACGTTGACCATTTAGAAATCATCTTAGCTTATACAGACCCTGACGTAGCAGGAAGCTCTGATGATAAATCATCTTACACTTCAGCGATTACGACTGGTAAGGCTTATATTAGCGCAAATTCATAGTATACTATTTGTTTATAAACAGGAGATATTATGGTAGAAGAAGTAAAAGAAAACGATAACTTAACAGAACAACAAAAATATATACGTTCTCAAATTATCGATCTTAAAAATAAACAAGCTAGAATCCACTTTGAGTTGGATCAAGTAAATGCTTCTTTAGGTGTTTTTGAAAATGCTTATCAAAAAACATTTGAAGAGCAAAAAACAGAGGAGAAATAAATGGAAATTATATTACCGTTGATATTTGTAGGAATAATAGTAGGTGCTGTTATTTGGAAAAATAAACCTGAATGGGTAAACAAAGTTAAATCTTGGTTTATTGAATAATGCCTGCTAGAGCAAAACCAACTGTTCAAAGCACTTATAATGAGTTGCTTAGGCACGAGACTGAATGTGCTGAACGTTGGAAAACTAATTTTAAAGTTTTAGATCAAGTACAAAGCGAAATTACGTTTATACGTAATTGGCTTATTGGTGGTATGTCTACTTTAGCTTTAACTTTTTTAGGTTTTATATTAACACAAGTTATATGAAAAAATTAAAATCAGTTTTAGGTGCTTTAGCTCCAACGTTAGGAGCAGCAGTTGGAGGACCTCTAGGAGGTCAAGCTGGCGCTATTATTAGTAAAGTTTTAGGTGTACCTAATAATCCTAAATCTATTGAAACTGCTATGAATAATATTACTTCAGAGCAGATGGTAGCACTTAAAAAAGCTGAAAAAGATTTTGAGTTACAAATGAAGCAACTTGAGGTCGATATTTATAAACTAGAAACCGAAGATATACAAGACGCTAGAGAAAAATTTAGTAACGACTGGACGCCTAAGTTTTTAGGCATCCTATCTGTTTTAGGTTTTTTTGGATATATAGGATTAGTTACAATTTATCCTCAACCTGATGAAAGTGATGATATTGTTTTATTAGTTATCGGTTCAATTACAGGGATAGCTACAGCTGTGATATCGTTCTACTTTGGTTCTTCTAATAAAAAATAATTATGCATATCTCAGAAGAAGGTTTAGCTCTAATTAAACATTTCGAAGGCTGTCCTACAGATGAAGAGGGTAATGTAGTTGCTTATCAAGATGCGGTTGATGTTTGGACTATTGGTTACGGACATACTAAAGGTGTACAAGAAGGCGATAAGTGGACAAAAGAAAAAGCAGAATTTATGTTATGGCGTGAACTTGAAGATGAGTATGAAGGTTACGTAAACGATTATGTACACGTTCCTTTAAATCAAAATCAATTTGATGCTTTATGTTCTTGGGTATATAACCTTGGACCAGCTAATTTAAAAGTATCAACACTTCTTAAAAAATTAAATAATGGTGAATACGAAGAAGTACCAGCACAAATAAAACGTTGGAATAAAGCGGGAGGTAAAGTCTTAGAAGGTCTTGTGCGTAGGCGTAACGCAGAAGCACTTATGTTCGAGGGTAAAGAATGGCTTTAGAAAAGTTTGTTTTTAGACCTGGAATTTTTAGAGAAGGAACCTCTTACGATAACGAAGGTGGTTGGTTTGACGGTAATTTAGTACGTTTTAAATCAGGTAGACCAGAAAAAATAGGTGGTTGGCGTAAAGACGTCAGTGAAAGTTTCTTAGGTACTTGTCGAGCTCTACACAGTTGGGTTTTATTAGACGGTACTAAATTTCTAGCTCTAGGCACACATTTAAAATATTACGTTGAAAAAGGTAATCAATATTTTGATGTAACTCCTATACGTAGAACAACCTCTGCAGGCATGGTCACGTTTTCAGCTACCGATGGTGACGCTACTATAACGGTAACGGATACTTCAAACGGTTCCGTACAAAATGACTTTGTTACTTTTAGTGGTGCTGTATCATTAGGGGGTAATATAACAGCAGCGGTACTAAATCAAGAATATCAAGTAGCTACTATAGTAAACGATAACACTTATACGATTGAAGCTAAAGATACTAGCGGAAATACAGTAACTGCTAATAGTTCTGATACAGGTAATGGAGGTTCTTCAGTCGTAGGTACTTATCAATTAAACGTAGGTTTAGATGTTTATGTACCTTCTACAGGTTGGGGTGTAGGAAGTTGGGGGTATAATGCTTACGGTTCAACAAGTTCGTTAAGTTTTACTAATCAGCTTAGATTATGGACACACGATAACTTCGGTGAAGACCTTATTATAAATCCACGCAACGGTGGTATATTTTATTGGGATTCATCAGCAGGTACATCAACTAGAGCAGTAGATTTAAAAGATAGAACAGGTGCTAATTTAGTTCCTAATATTGGTTTACAAACACTAGTTTCAGAAAAAGATAGACACGTTATAGTTTTAGGTGCAGATCCTATTAATGATGCAGGAACAGCAAGAACAGGAACAAGTGACCCTATGTTAGTTGCTTTTTCTGATCAAGAAAACGAATTAGATTTTGAACCTACTAATGCTAATACAGCAGGAAGTTTAAGACTTTCAGAGGGTAGTGTTATTATCGGTGCAGTAAAAGCAAGACAAGAAATATTAATATGGACTGATACTGCTTTATTTTCTATGCAATTTATTGGACCACCGTTTACTTTTGGGGTTAGTCTGATTAATAAAGGTACAGGACTAGTAGCACCGAACGCAGCTATCACTGGACCGAATGCAGTATATTGGATGGGTTATGATAGTTTTTATAGTTATAACGGTTCAGTACGTAAAATGCCTTGTTCTGTATTAACTTATGTCTTTGGCGATATGAGTTCTACTCAACAATTTAAAACTGTAGCTTTTACTAATAACGAATTTAACGAAGTCGGTTGGTTTTATTGTTCTTCTAGCAGTAGTGAAATAGATAGGTATGTAACTTATAATTATATTGAAGATGCTTGGAGTTATGGTAATTTAAGTAGAACTTTTTGGTTAGATAGAGGTACTAAAGATTACCCTAGAGCTGTTTCTAATAATTATTTATACGAACATGAGTTTGGTTACAATGATGATGGTAGCCCTATGACAGGTGTATTTATTGAAAGTAGCGACTTCGATATACAAGACGGTGAACAATTTGCATTTATAAATAGAATAGTACCTGATTTAAGATTTTTAAATAATTCAGCTGCTGGTAAAGTTAATATGGTATTAAAAACTAGAAACTTTCCAGGAGAATCTTTAACCACCGCTAGCACAACTTCTATAGCTAGTAATACTACTCAAGTAAATACAAGAACAAGAGCACGTCAAGGTGTTTTAAGGATCGAATCTGATGACGACGCTAGTGGAGTAGGTAATGATGATACAGGATGGAGGCTCGGAGCTACACGTTTAGACGTAAGACCTGACGGTAGAAGATGAGCAAACTACTACCTAGTAGAATACCCAATGCAACTGATGTTGTTACCCCAGAGATATTTAATAGATTAGTAAGGGTTGTAGAATTAAACTTAGGTGAATTCGACCCAGATAATACTAGGCAAGTAAATCAATCTAGTAGAGATAAAGAATTTTTTAATCAGGGTGCAGTAATCTTTAATACTAATACTGATACTTTACAGTGTTGGGATGGAACTCAGTGGCGAGATTTATTTACGTCTCAGTTCTATGCTACCTCAACAGGTTACTCTATGACTAGTAGTTTAGGAACCGTAACTGTAAGTACACCATAATGGATGGAAGCGCATAAATCTTGTAATTCATGTGGTTTAACAAAACCACAGAAAGATTTTCCTATAAATTATAAATATAAAAAAGGTTCAAATAGATCAAAACGTGAAAGCATCTGTAAAACTTGTAGAAATAAAGCTAAGAATAAGTTCTTTTCTAAATCACCAGAAAATTATTTAAAAAATTTATTTAATCATTTAAAAAATAAAAGAGGTAAAAAACAAGGTCTTAATATAAATATTACACATGAAGAATTAGTAGATATATACCACAAACAAAAAGGTTTATGTGCTATATCTGGTGTAATAATGACACATATAAAAGACGGTACAATAAAAGGTTTTAAAGGACATAGTAAAAATATTTCATTAGACCGAATAAACCCCTCTGGTGATTATGACAAAAACAATATTCAATTAGTCTGTTTTAGGGTAAACTTAATGAAACATTCCCTGAATGAGGATGATTTATTATCATGGATAAAGGCTATCTATGAGTTTAAAAACATTGATAAATATATTAAACTTCGTCAATAGGAATTAATTATGGCAGCTAGAAGAAAAGCTAAGATGCCACCTCGAAATAAAAAGAATTTTCGTGCTACGAAAAAGGGTGCAGGTATGACTAAAGCAGGTGTAAAAGCCTACCGTCGTATGAATCCTGGATCTAAATTAAAAACTGCTGTTACTGGAAAAGTAAAAAAGGGCAGTAAGGCAGCGAAAAGACGTAAATCGTATTGTGCTAGAAGTGCAGGACAGATGAAGAAATTTCCTAAAGCTGCTAAAAACCCTAATTCAAGATTAAGACAGGCAAGAAAAAGATGGAAATGTTAGAAAAAGGCGGAATAACGTCTTTAGATAATAAATACCTTAAAGACTTCGAAAACGCTGAAGAATATGGTATTGGTGGTGAATTAAGAAAAGCTTTTAAAAAATTAGGTCCAGCAATCGGTGCTACTATCGGTGCTGTAATAGGTGGACCAGTCGGTGCTTCTATCGGTGCTGGTATAGGTACAAAAACTTCTGCTAGTGATAATTATGCACAAAATATGTTAGCTGCTTTTGGGTTAGCTAAAGGTTTTGGAGCAACAGGTCAAGGATTGGGTTCATTAGGAACACCAGTACAATCTTTTCAAGACGCTTTTAAATTTGTTGGTGATTCACCTTTAGGTAAATTATTTGGTATAGGTACTGAATCTTCTGCTCTTGATAAATTTATGAGAAATCAAGGGTATACAAAAACTAAAGGTGGCTTTACTAAAGGAAATTCATTTATTTCAAATGCTGGGGCTAATACACAATTTGGCGCACAAGCACAACAAGCAGCAGCAAGTAGTAAAGGAATATTAGATAGAGTAAAAGAAACAGTAGGGTCTGGTGTAGATAAAGTAGAAAAGTTTTATGAAGATAATGAAAATATTGCAAGATTAGCAGAAAGTTTATTAATGCCTAAAATAGTTGAAGCTATTTATGGCTCAGATCCTTACGGAACACAATCTTTACAATTTGCACAACAAGGTTTAAGACCAGCTGTAAATCCTTTACAAAATAATGAATATATAAAAGGGTCAACCGTCGCACCTCCACAATTTCCTAATTTAGAAAAATTTGTAGGTGCTCAACGTGCAATGTTTGGTGGAAAAATAGGGATGAAAAATGGCGGACCTAAACCTGACGAAATAAGAGTAAGACCTGACGGAGAAATCAGAGGTCCAGGAACACCCACAAGCGACGATATACCTGTTTATTTAAGCGATCAAGAATATGTTTTACCTAAAGTTATGGTAGATTATTTAGGTAACGGAAGTTACGATAAGGGTATTGCTGCTTTAGAAGAAATAAGGACAAAATTAGTATAATGGCTGTAGAATCACAACAACAAATATTAACCCCTAATAGGTTAGTACAAGACTTTTTAGCTGGAAGCGGTGCAGGTATTCCTGGATTATTTCCATTATTAAATCAACAACTAGTTTCACAACTTTCGCAACTTGGTTTACCTGATAGTAGTCCTTTTACTTATACAGGTCAACGTATTGCAGGCTTTACTCCTCAAGAACAAAGAGCTTTTCAATTAGGTGAACAAGCTATCGGTTCATATTTACCGTTTTTACAAAGAGGTGCAGGTCTGACCGAACAAGCGGCTTCTGAGCTTATGCAAACAGGAGCTCAAGGTAGAGAACAAATAGCTAGAGGTTTAAGTGGTGCTGAGGGTGCTCTTACAAGAGGTATATCAGGGTTAGAAAGTTCATTAGTCCCTGAATTAGCGCAATACTCTGCAGCAGAAAGTGCCGCACGACAAGGCGCAGCAGACGTGGGTCGTGGTGTTAGAGAAGCACAAGCTGGATTTAGAGGATTAGCACGAACACAAGCTCCTTTTATTTCATCCGCATTAGGTGGTTTAGGTGAAGCAGGATTAGCAGGTTTATTATCTACACAAGCTTTTGATCCTAGTTCTACAAGTTCGTTTTATAATCCTTACGAAGAAGCTGTAGTCCAACAAACATTAAGAGATGTTAGTGAGGGGTTAGCTCAATCTGATATTGCTAATAGAGCTCAACAAGTTAGAAGTGGTGCGTTTGGTGGTTCAAGAGGAAGATTAGTTTCTGAAGAATTAGCCA